GAGTTATCCTTATTTTTACGACTAGCTCTTACGGACTAGAAGAGATAGGATCACCTCCTTAACTCACTGCTTACACAGGAGTGACAGTAACGGCTACCATTGCAGCGCCATCCCATTCGGGTGCATCACGCTGCCAGGCATCGGTAGCTGCTGAACCAGTAGCGAAGTACAGGTAAAGCTCACCGCCAGCCTCTTCCACAACGATACCAGCACCCTTCCGCTTACCGGACAGGTACTCTTGGTTGATGGGGTCAGCGGCATTAGCGATTGAAGCTGCGGGGACTACCGTGTACGGGAACGCAGTTGCGGTAGTGTCGAACGATTTGTTCTGAGTAAGATCACCAGTAATAGGCATGTTGATTCTCCTTCTGAATTGGATTGGACTGACACGACCTCGACCTCCCAGAAGGAGTCAGGCATACCGGGACTACCACTTCCTCAGTAGAGGAAGAGGAAAAGGTGCTAGGGCATCCAGGACTACTAGGACGTACTAGACGCCCTGGTATACTAGGACTACCTAGACTACCTGTTATTCCTTGTTTTCCTTTTGCCGTCCTTCTATAGTGGTAGGAAAAGTCCGAAATCGCCGCAACTCCTTGTGGTGCAAGGATTTTTAGACGGCTTGGGTTATCATGAATTTCTTGAGGGTTTTCCTTACAAAGCTCTCGCTTCTGTTCACCCTACACGCAATGGTTTGAGGATGCCTACTAGGGTCTTCTTGATAAAGGTCAAGCACATCATCCTCTGAACCAAGGCGCTTTACTCTTGTACTCCCTTTCCTGCTTGCCCTTCCTCGCCTGACCATATCCTCCATGTTCTCTTTGTGAGTACCGGATAGCAGGTGGTCTGGGTTTACGCAGGAAGGGTTGTCACAGGTATGCCGAATGACTAGACCTTTGATGGCTTCAAGAGAAAGACCATGATGTTCACAGTAAGCTGCTCTGTGTGCAAGAGTGTTTCTTCCCTGAAACCACCGCTGGCCATAGCCTTGCCTGTTCTTACCCTTGTTCCAGTTTTTACAGTTACTCACCATTTCCTCCTTGAACGCCTCTGAGGGCGGGCAAACCTATTCATATCCTTGTGGATAGGACCACCTTCGACGCCAAGATGACGCCTACGTTTCCTCGGATCACGCATGATCTCTTGCATTTCGAGGGCTTCCCTCTGATGCTGCTTAGCCAGCTTGCTGCTGTAGTCGTAGTCGATCTCGTTGACCAGCATACGGCAGGCAGAAGCCAGGGCTTCAACACGGTCATCATGCTTCAGGCAGCCACGGTCATACGTGATGTTGGCCATCTGGTGAAAGAGTTGAAACGTCTTGCGCTGCTCAGCGGGGTAGTGCGCTGTGCTATCCAAGTCCTTATCCAGTAGCTCACGGTTCACCACCAGGCGGTGCGAGGACATGAGGGGTTCCAGGGTGTCGATGATCCTGACCTCCTTCTGCCCGGTGCTGTAGTCCTCCTCAAGCGTACACGGGTGGTCCCGCTCGAACATGGGCCTCAGAATCGCCATGTGCGCCCCGTGGCCGTAGTTCTTCTCGATGTAGACCTCATGTACACCTGCCCGCTTAGCGGCCCGCACAAGCTCCTGTAGGCCCGTCTCGTCGTACCCGCCTGGGACGCCGCCCATGTCGTACAGGTACAGCAGGTTCCCGAGCTGGAACACGATGGCATACGCCGTCTCGTCACCGTTCGCGCCGCCACCGGCAGGGTCGATGTACATGACCCGGCGCTCAAAGGGCAGCCACTCATACGGCTTGGGTATCGGGGAGTAGAACTTGTCAGTGTCCTTTGAACCTGGGCGCAGAACCGTCTGTACGCGGTTCTCAGGCGAGTTATTCCATACCGGGATGGCTGGCCCCTCCTTGTGCCCGAACGCCGTGACGATCAAATTTGACGGCTTCAGCGGGAATCGCTCTTGGTCAGTCAGCCGCGTGTTCAGCATGAACTGAAGCTGGAACTTAGCCTTGCCCTGCGAGACTTCCTTCTCAATCAGAGTCTCGTCATCAAACATTTCGGGACAAGTGGGAGCACCAGAGCTACCAGTCGGCCCGTAACCCTCACGCAAGCTGGGGTCGGCAAGCATCCTCTCTCGGATACTAGGAGCCAGGAACTCTCCATACGCTTCCTCTTCCGCCACAGTCGGGTAGCGTCCAGGCCAGATACGAATGTCGTACCCACGACCAGGGAGGTTGTTGTACATAGAGTCCATAGACTGCGGAGTCCCGAGGTAAAGAATGTCGCCATGCTGGTTGATAGACTCGAACTCTTTAGCCTGTTCTTCCAGCCACTCACGACCAGTGACAGTCCGGCTGTTCTGAAGACTCTCAATGTCGTCAGGTATCAACAGGTCTGCACGCGCACCCTGGGCACCAGAAGTGATAGAGTAGCAAGAGACTGACGGCGACTTATCGCCACCCTTGAATACGTGATGAATGTCGAAGGCTTCCGTGCTGTCCCTGTCCCCGGCGTTCCTGTCGGGAAGCATGAACTCAAGGAAGTCGAGTTGCTTGAATATCTTGACAACCCACCCTGAGATTTCGGTAGCACGCTTGCTCGTCTGTGAGAAGATAACGATACGGAAGTGAGGCATGTGTATAAGGGTGAAGGCAGCGAAGATGCCAGCCAGCGTAGTCTTTGCCTGACCACGCTGAGCCTGCACCATCCGGTACTTCTTCCCTGTCAGCATGTATTCCAGTATGTCTGCCTGAGAAGCATTAAGGTCAGGCCGACCAGGGATCAGCTCCTTAATGCAAATCTGTGCAAACTCCAGAAGACCCTCCACTGTATAAGGGAAAGTCTCCTGAAGAGTCTGCAAATCCTCCCACATTTTGAGCTTTTGTTCCAAGCTCAGTTTGCTCATCCAAGACCTCGCTCACCTGCTTCCTTCTTGAAGTCAAGTACCTTCTTTCCAGACCGTTCCTGAATCTCTTTCAGTCGAGCCTGAAGCGGGCTATTGGAATCCTGGGCATCCGGTGCAGCGAAGACACCGTTATCCAGCACCCACTTACCCATAGCCTGTAGAACCCGATGGTCGATAGCCATATCAGGGTCCATGCCTTCCTCGATATTCTTCAGGATGGCTTCAGCCTTACGAGTGTAGAGCTGGGTGACTAGCTTACTGAGGAACCCGACCTCTGTCTCAGTCGTCCGTTCTGCCATGCTTTCTCTCCTTATATCTCTTGTGACTTCGCCTCCATCTGTATACCAAGTAAGAACCTTGGAGGGCAGTGTACAGGATAGTAGCAATGTACATCCATTCATCTAAACCAAGGCCCATGATGCTTGCTGCGCTTACTGTAATAGGAGGGGAGACCCGTAGGCCGCCCTCTACTACTTGGTGTGTTGTGTTACTCAGACATCCTCCTTCGTTTAAGATATTTGTGAGCAGGTATGCTATAAAAGGGCCAAGATCCCTTCACCACTCTCTCTGTTAGATAGAGATTCGATAAGAGAAAGACCCGCTATAATTAAATGAATCCGTAGTTGTTGGAAAACAGACAACATCTGCGGTTTCCCCGCTATCCTCAATAGTCGCTGTAAATGCAGCAGTAGAAGCAGAGCCTGCAATCAATCCCACCTTAAAAGAGACAGGAATGGAGATGGAGAAACGTGATAAATTGCCTGCTACTCCTGCTGAAGCAGCAACAATAAAGTAAACAGTAACCACTAGCCCATCTACCTGGTAATCACTTGATATAAGATTAGCAGTGTTAAAATTATCCAAGGGAGTGATAGTTGGAGCATACTGATTACTTGTAATAATATTCTGTGTCCCATCAGAGAAAATCCTACTTACAACTCCATCGGTAATTTTAGGGGAAATGATATTCCTCACAGGTCCTACCCCTACTAGATAGCCGAACTCGTAACCTGGCCCCCAAACTATATTATTTTGGATATTATTTAGAGAGGTATCTCCAGCAATCTCAATAGCAGCCCCAGCAGTGGTGCCAACTTCTTTCTTTATAATGTTGTCAGAGATGGTTGTATAACGGCAGCCAATACTCCCCGGATGTTCTCCCTCTTTCCAAAGAAGAATTCCAGTCGAAACACAATCCTTAATTACATTTCCCTGTACAGTTCCATTAAGGCACGAAGATAAACTAATCCCTTTGAGAGAATTAAAAATCTTATTATTAGTTACAGAGAAACCATTAATCGTTGGCTCCCGTCCACCTAGCCAAATACCATCCAAACTACAGTTCTCAATCACATTTTCAGAGACTAATATATTCTCTATAGTCCAGGTATTTTGTTTAAATTCAACACCATTAAACAAGATACCCCACCGAGCTACGTTGTTCCCTTCAATATAATTGTTAGAAAGAGTAGCGGAAAAAAGAGTACCCCCTTCTGACCAGTTATCAAGAACTCCGTCAGTTTCCCCTGTCATTAAGTTGACATTTACGTTGTTTTCAGATACACGATAGTTGTTACAGCCTAAAATTGCTGTCGCACCACCATTAACATTGAACTTACATTTATAAATATCAATGTTATCACAACGGAGAAATAATAATGCTCGCATAGAAAAGGCATTGTCAGGAACAGCTAAAACATCAGAAGTGTCTATAGTAATACCTGTAATCTCTACATTAAACAAATCAGTACCATGCAATAGCGCATAGTGGTAAATATTAGTCCCATCTATAAAAAGAGGAGACGGGCTTGCCTTTATAGTTCCCTCTCCATATAGAGTAAAATCGCTTTTCAAAAGGATTTGCTTATTGACTACATATTCTCCTTTCGGGACATAAAGAGCATCGCTATAGTCAATGGCTCTCTGTAGCTTATCAGAGTTGTCAGTAATATTTTCTGCTACGCCAAATTGCTTAACACTAACTACAGAAGAGAATGCAGCTAACGCTTGCAAATTAGAAACAGGGAGGCTAATTACTGAACCCCCATCAACTACACCTGTTCCTTTAGGAACAATATCGTAGAAAGCTCCTCCTCCGTCATTTACGGTATTATATCCAAGAGTTTTTGCCTTCATTCCAACATATAATTCAGAACTCTCTTTCATATCAGCAACAGTATCAAAGAGTAAGAAGTTCTGAGAAGTCTCTTCTAATAGAAGTTTTACGTTTTTTGAGACAGTGCCATCTAGGCTCTGGAGAGTATCAGTTCTGAGTGTGCTCATATATATTTCCTTAAATACCTATTGCTTGAAAGTAAGCCCTAACACTAAATCCAGGAGAAAGAGGGTCTCCATCTAACCTGTGTGCAATTAAATCGCAAGAGGTAGTAGTTGGATTAACTCGTACTGAATAACTAAGGGGGTTGTTAGTTGGGGCGTTAGATGTAATATCTGTGTTGACAGTTAAAGTAACACTTGGTATGTTAAAGAAGGTAGTTTGAAACGTCACTTTAGTAAAAAGAATCGTGTCTGATAAATAGTTTAGATTAACAGGACCATATGCAATCTTCAAACCTCCAGGAAACTCAGAAGAGAAAGTACCGTTTGAGGACGTAGAGATGTCAGAAGCAAGAGTTTTGACATCTGTTCCTGTCTTCATGTAGATAAGTCTATCAGCACTATTAACGAAGAGCTGACCCTCGTGCATAGACGCTGCTGATGGTACTAAACCCGGTGTGCTTGATCGAAGTGGTGCAAAGCTCATTAAAGGACCCCCTCATCAATTACATAATTACCAGCCTCAATAAGCTCAACTGTACGAAGAGGAGACATAACTACTGTGGTAGAGGTTCCTGCTTGAGCTTGAGATTGAGAAGCGAAGGTATAGTTCACCTCAGCTCCCGCTTCAATACCAGCTAACTTAGCTTGCTCACTATCAGTGAAAGCATTGGTATTTGAATTACTCTCGTAAGCTGCCTTAATCTCTGAAGGAGTCTGATCTGATGTAGCACCAGCCTCAACACTATCTAGCTTAGCCTTATCCGCAGCAGAAAAGGCGCCTGCTGTTGTGTCTGTAGCAGCATTAACAACAGCATTTGTCCCAGAAGAGCTGGTTACAGTGAAACTAGAAACATCATAGTTGACACTAAGGTTGGTGGTTCCTCCTCCTCCAGAAGCTCCTACTGAGAAAGCCCCGCCTACTGTTACTCCGTCATGCACTCTGATTAGTTCGTTTGTGAAGTCAATGGAGATTTCCCCATCTAGTCCTGTATGCGCGTCATTTGCTGAACCTGTACCGCGCTTAAACTGAATTGCCATTAAAGAATTCCTCCGTCGTATGAAAGTGATGGTGCTGATTGACTACCCTCTCCATTAGCTATAGTCCAGAAAGAACCCTCACTAATGGTAATGCTCTGTCCTTCCGCAACTGTGACTGATGGACCAAAAGACCAAGCATTTTTATTCTTAGGGATTGTTACAGAATTTGTAAGCACTTGGTCATGCCAAGATATTGGACTAAATGCTGATGCAGCTAAAGGAACCTCACCAGTTAATTGGGATTGAATACTAGAATCACCCGCTTGTCTATTTGTAATCTCTGAGTCTAGTTGTCCTTTCTGTGCAGGTTCATCTGAAGATACCGGGTTTCTCACAAGGATATGGTTATCTCCCATATCCAAAGCACCATTAATTGTGCCACCAGATAACTTTAAGTAACGAGCGTCACCAGTGCCAAAGGTTAAAACAGAGTAAGGGTCATTATGGTCTGGTGATAAGGATCGTAGACCTTCAATATAATCCACGGCCTCTCGTACTGTAAGTCCTGCCGGAAACCAACCATCCAGCAGTTCATGCACTACGTATAGTAATTGCAAGAAGCTATTGTTAAGAACTTCCTGTCCAAAGTTATTACCTCGTTGGAAGTCTGCGTAGGGTTCGCTCTTAGGCATAATCCTACGTATAATAATTTCTGATCCGTTCGCTGGTGCAACATCAAGCTCAAGCGAGTTAGTGCTTAGAAGGGTGAATGAGACTACTGTCCCATCCACACTCACTTCTATATCACTGTCACGTAAGTAACCTTGATCTTGACCAGTGAAGGAGAAGGTGTAAGAAGTTGTACTTCCGTCACCAATCTCCTGAGTATAGCTGAATGCCATCTACTCCCTCCTTACATGATTATCTTCTATAGTGGTCTTATTCCACAGACTTGTTGGCGATTGCCATAGCTGTCCCGATTGCTGCTGAGTTCAGCAGCGGTGCCATGCCTCTTGCTTCCTTCAGAGTCTCCATGGCCTCTTCACTGTCCGGTGACATGATAAGACCCAGAGCACTACGTCCTACGTTTGCTGCGTCCTCTGCCACACCAATAGCTGGCACCAGATTGGACAAGGTAAAGGGTCGGCTACCTGCCCTACCGAGGTATGTATCCTCCGGTGCAGGGATCAAGTTGCTTGCGTAACCGAACTCCATACCCATACCTGCAAGGCCAAGGTGCGGAGTCATGTTCACTACACCCGTTGACAGAGCCATCGGGCTGGTGTACTGCTCCCACTTCTCTTCAGGGTCTTCATCAAGCTGGGAACGAATCCAGGCACGAGATGTGTAAGCACCCGTTGCAAGCATCACACCGAACATGGTCTTCAGGAACATACCGATGGTGTCCCCTCGTAGACCAGCGGCAAGCTGCTTCTCGATAGACACAATACTGAACGAACGGAACTGAGTTACTAGCTTACCAAGCTCCTTGCTCATCCAGATAGGCGTCTCACCAACGAAGCTACGCTGCATGTTACGAGACAGCATGGTAGTCATGGCAACGCCTAGGTCTTCACGAAGGTCAGTAGGCAAGTGCTTCCCTGAGAAGACACGGACTTGCTTGCCATCCATCTCAACGTACTCAGGGTTATCCTTGATACTACGGAATACCTCATCAATCTGGTCACGACGAAGGCCAGCACGCTCCATCTCATCGAAGTCCCGTTGCTTAGGCTTCAAGTCACCATCAGCAATACGGATCATCCGGTCTTGCATGGAACGTAGCAGGACGTTCTCTAGGCCATGCTGGACACTACGGAACCCTGACAATAGCTGTGACTTATTACTGACCCAGCCAGAAGCGTTGTTGAAGATACGCTCAACCTTGCCCTGGTTGTACTCATCCATGGTCTGAAGCGTGTAGTTGTTGTCCTTGATAGAGGAACCAAGCTGGCCATAGGCACCGACGAGATTACCCACACTCTGCAAATCCTTGGACTCACGAATCTTACCGAAGGAAAGGAAGTCCTTAGCCCTGGTATTGCGAAGAGTAGTAACAACGCCCATGTTGACTAGCTGGTTACTAGCCTCACCTACTGAAGCAAAGCCGTTCCACTGAAGTGCTACAAGGTTGGTCATCTTACGCGCCACCCTGGACCCTTTGATAACCAAGTTCACGTTGGTATCTAGGCTCTCACCGTACAGCAGCTTAACGCTATCTCGGATGGTTTGGATTTCATCAGTGATGTTGTCGAAGCGTTCCTTGAAGTCTTCCTTCATGATAGGCATGTCTTGCAGCTCAGACTCTGTTACGGTCTTCTGCTTGCCATCCTTGACAACCTCGTACTTCATAACCTTCTGACGCTTGCCATCCACAGTGTCAGTGACACGCTTGGCTCGGATGCTGATTCCCTTCTCGGTTGCCTCGTTGAACAGAGCGTTCTTGGAAGTAACCTCGGCGTCATCTAGCACACGGGTGAGTTCACCACGGCTCTTGAAACCAGAGCGAGCAAGAGCTGCACCAGCCGCTGCTTCCTGAGCATACCTCTGAGTCACGTTGATACTGGTATCCAGAACGTCAACCATTCTCAGGGTATCGTCAACCTGATACGTCATGCTTGCACCAAGGGACAGCTTAGCCCTGTCTGAGACGTTATGCTCCAGCTCAGTCCTTTCGATCTCTTCAAGGAACTCGTCAATCTGGTTGGTGGGTACACCAGCCTCTTCCATGTCACTACGCAGCGCACCAATATCAGCCTTACTGAGTGCGTACTTGGAGGACTCAGAATCAGATAGACCCTGACGCATCACCCTACGGTACGTAGCATTGGCCACCATGCGTGCGCTGTTCTCCCTGAGCTTGAACCTACCGTTCATGTAAGCCCCGGTAAGAAGATCGAGCACACGATCAACGCCATGCGTGGAGACCATCTCTTGCATCTTGTTGAAGTCAGGTAGGAAGGACCAGTAAGACTGGTGATCCTCAACATTCTCGAAACCAGCTTCTCCAGCTTCCTTGCGAATCTTCAGGGCTTCCCGAAGAACGTCACGGCGAGCCTCGGCTGCTTTCCTGATAGCCTCACTACCCTGGTCGATGCCACGGATTTGCAGGACAACGGCATTGTCAAAGTCCTTGGTCGGACCTTCCTCTGCCATGTGCAGTCGCAGCGGGTTAATGCCGATCTCCCTGGCCCACTCATCCCTGGCCACCGCTTCACGACCACCCTCGGCATTCACCAGGCGATCATGGTAGTTCACGACACGGTGAGCTGCTGAGATATGCCCGCGAGCCTGAGCCTGCGGGTCAGCCAGGACGGTATGTGCAATGCCCTTGATGATGTTGCTCTCGCTGCCCATCAGCTTGCTGTACGTGCTGGACAGTCGCTTCATGCCAGCGCCCGCCAGGCGGCGAAGTCTGTCACGATTCGGAAGGGATGCACCGACACGGTTCATCTCGAACAGTTGATCCTCAGTGTCGAGGTTACCTGACTCAGCATAGGCATCCTGCGGATCACGGACGCCCTCAACGCGGGCAGCGCCCACGGATGCCGTGTCTGCCTCCTGTGCGGCTCCCTCCGGGCGACGGACAACTGCCTCGGCCTCTGCATCAGCTCTGGCCTGTCGCGCCTCCTGCGCCTTCCTGGCGGCGTCTCGCACGATCCGTGATTCATTACGGTTCAGCGGTGACAGGTCTTCCTGCTGCATCTTCTCGATGCGCTCACGGAACCTTTCAGGAATCTGTCCCTGTGCCAAGCGGCTAATGTCAGCCCATGCTTCGCGGGCAGGCAGGTCTTCATCCAGGGTTCGCTGAAGCTCAGTCATCCTGGCCTTGATAGGCTCAAGTCTGGCCTCGATCTCGGCAATCCTGGCCTGCCTGGCCTGTGCTGCCTCCCTACGGAGACGAGCTGTGCCGCCTGCATCGGGACGAGGGACTGCCTCTTGTTCTTGGCGAAGACGCTGAACGTCCCGCTCAAGCGACCTGACCTCAGCTTCCATGGGTTGGCGATCCCCACGGGACAGTCTTTGCTGTGCCACAGGGAGGAGTTCGTCCATGATGCTCTGCCTTGCGTCTATGCTGGTGAGGTAATCAATGCTCAGGTTGCTTTCCATCGCTGCAATAGCTTGGTCCTCACGGTAATCCTTCTGCATCCTTGCCAAATCTGCATCAAGTCCCTGTGCAGTTTCGGTGAGAGCAGGGTCACGCTCAAGGTTATCCAGATTAGGGTTAGGTGAACGACCTCTGGCTGTCCGACGAAGACCGGCAGTTCCAAGGGTGATGCCGCCAGTGACGATACCACCAGACATACCAGCCAAGATCACATCGCTAAGGTCGCGCTGAGTGTCACCAGTGGCAAGCACAGACTCTACAGCAGCACCCTCGGCAGCACCAAGGGCACCGGAGCGTAGGGTCTTAGCCAGAAGGCCAAGGCGACCAACTGATGCTGTGCCGCCTGTGCCGATGTAGAGAGGAAGCAAGGCAGGGTCAGACATACCGGCAGCAATGCTGTACAGGGTGCCACGCAAGCCTTCCTTTGCGATAGTCTGGGAAAGCTGTCGATCCCTGGCAACCTTGTCGAGCCGTGCTTGGTAGTCTTCCTCGCTGGTTGCCTTGGCAATGAAGTCCTGCTCATCCTGGGTGTAGTCAGCACCCAAGTCACGTTCCAGCCTTTCAGCCGGGATGACAGGAGCCTGTGCATCCTCAAACAGACTAGCTCCTGTCTCGAAACGCTGGCGTTCTTCAAGACGAGGACCGACCCATTCACTCTCGGTCACTGCATCCCAAAGCTCACCAGCGCCAAGGCGTTCCTCCTGGGTTGCTTGGATTTCCCTGCGACGTTCTTCTTGCAGAGTTACATAGTCAGTCCCGAAGGAAGGCCGAAAGCGAGGTTGGTTTTCCTCTGCCATTACTACCTCCTTTATCTACGGACAGCTCCTGGCCCGTACCTTTCGGCAGGCGGAAGTTGCTGTCTCTCGAACTCTCGTTGGGCTTTCTCAGTTGCACGACGAGCCCGCTCAGTTGCGGTAGTCTCAACGTAATCCCGAGTAATATCCCGAACATTGATTGTACCAGGGAGCAAAGGCTCACCAGTATCGTCTCGTACCTCAATCAGTCCGTTCTCATTGGCATGGAAGATAACGTTCTGGATGCTGAGGTCTTGGCCATAGAAAGACTCAAGAGCCATATCCTCCTTGTTCTTATCAAAGAAGTTCTGGAAGGCATCAGATACATTATTCTCTGTGAGCTGGTAGGTACGTCCCTCTTCATCACGGAATGATCCATCAGCAAGAAGCTGCTGAGTATTTCGGGTGACGAAGGTGCCCTGGTTCAACAGAGTCACACGGTTCATTGCACGCTCTACCGCTGCATCAGATACAGTCTCGAAGTTAACGCCACCTGCGCCCATCATGGAGAACGCTTCAGTCCTGGCTCGTTCACGGATATAAGGACGCAGACCTTCAGGAACTTTCTCCACTTCAGGTCCAAGGCCAATGTTACCGAAGCCGCGTTCTACCAAGGAGCGATCCAGGCGAGAGTCGATACCCTCGTTCACATCTTCCACCATGGTTGCGCGGTCTTCTGGTGACAAGCTAGATTGGTTAGCAACGCTGCGGTAAGCACGAACCCAAGCATCCCGGTCAGCCATATCTTGTGACAGGAATTGCTGATAGTTACGCATCATGTTTCGCTCACGCTCTGTGTTCCCGTACATTTCAATGTCACTCTCGTTCATCATAGGGATGGCCTCAAGAGCTGGCAGGAAGTGCGAAGGCACGCCCTCTCCTTCCCAATCAGCAGGATCAACATTGGCCATACTCTCGATGATAGGCTTGATGCCAGGAACTTCAAGACCGTACTCACGGCTGAATCCAATCTTCTGTTCCATCACCCAAGAGCCAGCTTCCTCCTGAGACATGCTGCCCGCTGCAACACGCTGCCTTGCGGTAGTCTCAAGAGTCTCCACGAAGTTACTGAGGATAGCATCCTTGTGTTCATCAGGGATTAGTGGGTTGGTCCCAAGGTGCGGAGCCTCCCCGTTCTGCACTGCATTCCAGAAACCTGTGATAGCTGCATTCTTCTCGGCATCTGCTTGGTGCTGGGCAGCTCCTGCCTGACGAAGTGACGCCACCTGATTGGCTGTGACGGAGCCAGGGTAACGCTGGTTCAGCCGATCAATAGCTGCAAGGGTCTGGTCCCATGAGGCGGAACGGTTCTTCCAGCCCATTTGGATTTCACCCCATGCGTTGCCGATCTCTGCTGCGTTATGGCGAGCTTCCCATGCACGGTACGTCTCTTGTGCCCTGGCAACACGCTCATCACGGCTGGCCCATTCCTGTCCTTGGATAGCCTGAAGAATACGACCATCACCTTGCGCTGCATCCATCTGAGCGAAGTTCAGGAGCATAGTCCTGCGCTGCTCTTCAGTGATACCAAGGGCATCTGCTTCATTGGCAAGCTGGCCACCCTCGTTAATCATGGCAGCCAGTTCTTCCGGTGTCTGTGACGCTTCCCGGTACTCTTCGATACTGGTCTTGAATGCCTCTTGGCGCTGCCAGTCTCGGTGCTCGCGTTGGACGGACGCACGAATCTGGTGAACCTGAGTCTGTGACTCTTGCAGTCGATTGCTCAGTGCCTGTGACAACTGAGGGTCAGCTTGGTACTGGTTGAGCAGCGGAGCATAAGCCTCACGGGTAGCGATCTCGTACTCTTCATCTGACATATCAGGATTGTCACGGATACGACGAGCAAGGTCTGAGTTAACCTCAAGCACATCATCGCGCATCTTGACAACTTGGTACGCACGCAGCCCTGCTTTGGTTGCGTCGTCGGTAGGGTCAAGTCCAGCGATAGCACGCTGTTGTTGCGTCACCTTATCCAGTTCGATTTTGGTCTTCTCGTTACGGACTGCTGCATCCACAGCCTTCCCGGTGAAGTCGAAGAGGCCATTCACAATCCGAGACATACGATCAGGCTGCCCTGTAGGTTGAGGTGCCTGGAAGTATGTGTCTACAGTTGTAGACGGCTGTGCCTGTCGTCTGCGACGAGGCAGGTTCTCAACGGCTCCCCGAGTGATCTGGCCTCCATTCGCCATCATACACCTCCGAATAGCTGATTAGCTGGTTCATAGTTAACCTGGGATTGCAGAGAGCCATGGCGCGTACCCATAGTTGCAGCCGGATCACCGCCTTGCCCAAGCTGACTCTTAATATCCTGACCAGTCATGTAACCTGACACTGCGGAGCCTGCTGCGCTCAAGCCGATCTCTGCCCAACTCGGGCGTTGAATCTTACGGGTATCAATTCGACTTTGTGTTCCGGTACGGATAGCCTCAGCTTGATTACGGAACCCTTGCAGCTCGATCTCCTGATTACTCACAATGGTATTCAGGTTACGACCCTTCTGCATCTTCAAGTCCTGCATCATACTGTCAACGCTGAGCCCGCCTGTCCCGGTAGCTGCTGCCATCAGGTTGATGCGAGCCCTGCGCTGGGCGTATTCTTCTTGGTTCTGGATGCTCTCATTTAGAGAACGCTCCTTGGCATCCTTCTCTGCTGTTGAGAGCTGGCTGTACTGGTCACGCATGGATTTCAGTGCCAACTCATTCTGTTGCTGCTGATACTGTTGCTGAGCTTCTGCCTGTTTCCTGGCTTGGATACCAGACATGATAGCTTGCCCAGCCATCGTAGCAGCAGCAATGGTGCCTGCATTAGCTGCCAGGAAAGTTCCCACCGCTGCTACTGCCATTAGACCCTCCTTACGTGTCTGTACTCATAGCTCATACTCTACGTCCTCGTTGATGGAATCTTCCTCGCCATTCCATATCACGTAGCTGGAAAGGCAAGTGACTTCTGTTCACGATCCTAAACACGACACGATCAGACTGCTGGCGCACAGGGAACTTGAAGCGACCAGGCTCTAAAGGTGCGAAGCCCACAAGGTTGTTAGCTGCACCGATGACCCTGCCATTGAATGTGTATTCCCTAAAAGCTCCCCAATCATTCTCTACCTCGATGGTGGTCAGACCTGTCTGGTCATAGTTCAGGTACACATCGTTGATAGTCAGCCGGTCAGTGTCAATCACACTTCCGTTGCGATCACGGATGAAAGGCATGGTAGGTTCATAGATCATGGTGTAAGGAACGCCGCACACAACCTCAACCTCTGTAGCTCCATCAGGGCCAATGTCTTCGTCAGTATAAACGACACCTCCACCTTGATCTGTGTACGTAACAGTCACACCTGGGTCAAAGCAGCCATTACCACGGACGATAACAAGCTCGTTAGGAGCGAATGCATACGGGATACTGATTTCCCAATGACCGTTCAACCTTGTGGCTGTTGCTACGAACTGACGATCCAGTCTGATAGGGAAGCCTGTACCTTTATAGTTGGGATCACCTGTCTCGATGTACTCCAACTCGATCTTGCCGTCACGTTCAATGACTAGGTAGATCGTCTCATTGTCATAAGCGATGTGCGCCACCTTGCCATCGAAGACCCACTTGCTCCATGAAGACTGCACCCGTTCCTGGCCTTGCCAAAGGAAGTTGTACACGTACACGGTATCGTCAGGATCAGACAAAACGAGCAACTGATTCCTGTTAGTGCTGGTAGCAAGCAACCTAGCATCACCCTCGATGTACTGGTCAACGTGGTCAGTGATCGGACGGGCTCTCTTGGTGTCAGTGAAGCTGTCTGTATAGAACTCACGAATACCAGTGAACCTGCCGTACCCGAAGGCGAAGAAGATAACATCACCACCAGCAACAGGCTTAACGTTGGGCAGGCTCTCGAAGGTACTGGCGTACATGAGTGTCGCGTTCTCCTTGGTGATAGGCTGGTCGCCACGCTGTACGAACTGACCGTTCTGGCTGAAGAATACAGCGTCACCATCTAGGGTAACGGAACTTTGAAGGACGTTGATCTGATTCGTGTCAGCATAAACGTCGATAGGGTCATCATCCAGCTTGGTACGAACCGTGGTCCTGAAGAAATTGAAGAAGTCATTGCTCTGTGTATAGACGACTGACTCACCTGCCGTGACGTACAGCCTGTTCTGCAATGTCCCTACAGACTGGATAGGAACTCCGTCCTGTACGAAGGATGGGAAAGGGTTTGATGTAGAGTCACCTACTTTACGGTCCACCCACGCCCCTCGCTTCAGCTTGAATACAGCAAGCCCATTGACGAACCTATCACGAATCAGGGTGACAGGCATCCAGTTCTTGTCAAGACCAGTAGACTGAGCAGGGCCAGTAGACTCTCTCCAAGTAACAGTATCCCCTGAGCTGCTCTCTGCTTCAAGCCAGTAGTCGTCATCGTCTGTGTTACCTTCACCGACTACCTTAACCTTATATCCGTTGGGTGCATACAAAGGCAGGTCTGACACACTCTTGACACTGTTCTTTACGACGAATAGGTCACGGCCATCCGCGCCGTCTTGGGTAGTGATAGTAAAATCAGTTCCATCAGTCTTCTGCACGATAAGGGTGTTACCCACCCTGCTCACAGAGAATCCTGACAGCGCGTTCAGCGGAGTTCCAAAGAAATGGGTGTCTGCATTTTTGCCTGACAAATCGCCTGTTAGCATCATCCTGGCAACTTCAGCGGTGTCTACGCTGTAAACGTCACTGGAGTCATCACCTTGAGGGGTCTGTAGTGTAGTCTCCACACCATTGATAAAGGTGCTGTACGTCCTGCCATAATCACAGAACTGAACATTGACGATTGCAATGTTAGTAAGAGTACCTGTTGCCGTGCTTGCAGGCACAGGGGCTACCGTATTATTAGCAATAAAGGTGAAGTCGCTGATGGTGGTAATACTGAAGACTTCATTGGGAGTTGGGTGCGTAGTATAGCTAGTCGCTGCCAGCTCATTCTCTACAGTAAGCTGATTTCCGTTAATATCCCACACCAACGGTGTTGACTGGTTAGGGGCAATGGCTATGATGTATTGCTCATTAGTCCCACGATTGTAGTAATGCCACTTTACATTGGGGTCGGCAAAGTCATTCAGGATGGTAGCGATCCGCTTAGTTCCAGGGCGCTTGACCAGACCATTAACAACAGAGCTTACAGCATTCTCCTGGGTAGTACACTGACCACCGAGACGTACCTTCGGAGGTTGCTGAGACACACCCTGAATAGGTCTATCCCATGCACTTGTAGTAAGAGTCATTCATTCCTCCTAGTGCCAAAGGTTGTTGTACCCTCCGATACTCCCGATCTTGAACCTTACGCGATCATTGTCCTTGAGGTAGTTGGAACGTGAAGAGCGCCGATGCTCTTTCTCAAGATTAGCGTAGGCACGCTGTTCATTCCTGACATTGATCTGGTGCTGATTCGGGTCACTCACAACATCATCAGACAAGATGCGACGAGCTGACCATGCCACAGCAGAACGAGCCGAAGGCGGCATCTCTTCATAGTTCAGCAAAAGAAGAAGTGTGAAGGTGATCCGTCCATCCTTGTCAACATTGTTTGTCATGTTGTAGGTATGGTCATCCGTATCATAGACCTTCTTACCACGGATAGTAAGACGGTTGCCCTGATCGTAGAATGAAGCCCTTGCCTCAAGGATGCTCAAGGTGTTATTCGGAAGGGTAATGTTACCAAGGTTGTCAGGCTTCAGCTTCCAGTTCTTCTCTCGATTGAACCACCAGCCTTGCCCGCCGTTTAGCTGAGTGTCGTGACTTACCTGATCCAAGATAGCTTTGGCCATCGCAGCATCAAGGTCAGTCGTATCAACAGTAGCCACAGGCTCACGACCAATACCTGACAAACAGAGGTTGATTGCATCAAGCTCAGTGTTGAGCATTTCCATAGAAACCTCCTAAACAAAATAGCCCCGCCCCATAAGGGACGAGGCTTTGTAGGTCACTGTGATTAGACCACAGTCTTGCTCTTGACAACCTTGCGGTTGGCGCGTGCAGTAACGTCAGTGTTCTCGGTGTTGCCGACAACATCAACGACAGACACGGCATCCCAAGCTGACGGGATTGCACCCTCTGCCTGGTAGGTGTCAACGAACCAAGACTTGGAACGGCGATCCCAGAAAATGTCACCAATCATGTCGATGGTCTTGCCGGTGAGCAGTGCTTCCGGCTTGAACACCACAGCCTTAGCTTTGGCCTGGTCTAGAGACGCAGTGTAACGCTGGCCGTTGGTGCTGTTGCTGAGCTGGCTGGTACGAGAGATAACGTCAGTGCCATTCGGAGCAACACGCGGGAAGCGGTTGGACGGAATGACCGGGACGTTGAACTTCTTGAGGGTGAAGCCAGAAACAGTATCACCTTGGAAGGTGCTGTATTCTGCGTTCACGATACGCTCAGCGTCACGGAGGACGTTGAACTCGATCCACGGCAGGATGATGTACATATCATCCAGGTCAACACCATCGCCACCGTCCTTACCAGTCATCATGTTCTCGATGGCCAGCTCGATAGCGGCTTGCAGGTTCTCGGGATCACCAGCCTGAGTCTCGGAAATGCTAATCTGGTAGGAGAAGCCATGACCGGAAACACGTGGGTTGGTGCGAGCAGCCTTGGTGTTGCTCTGTGCAGAGTAGATGAGCTGCTGGACAACCATCTCGTCTTCCAGGCGAGCAAGCTGCTTGGCTTGGTTCATGGAGAGCTTGGAGTTATAGCCCTCAATGTCGTTCTGAATGTCATGGAACATAGCCACGGCATTACGAGAAATGACAGTGGTGTCCACGACCAGAGCGTTCTTGTCCTGATCGGTCTGGGTAGCCTCGGGGTCTTGGCCCGGAGAGAGCACTTGCAGCTCAGTATCACCCATGAACTTCTCGGACACCATGTTAGTGCCGACAACCTGTTGAACGTCGAAGAAACGCAGCAGGTTCTCCTGGCGAATGTACGACTCTTTCACCTTGCCGGTGAACTTCTCTATGAGAAGCGTATCTACCTCACCGGAAGCGGACACCGCCGGGTTGGTAACGTTATTAGTAGTAGACAATTTGAACCTCCTGATTCAGTTGAAGACGCCTTTCCTTCTATAGTGGCATTAAATGCCTTTCTTAATCCCGGCACGGCGGCGAGCGTCAAGCTGTGCCTGAGCCTTAGCCTTGTCGTGTCCCTTCAGGGCACGGAACTCGGGACTGGTCATCTCAGCGATGTAGTCTTGGGCAGTCAGCGGAGCACCTGCGCCCTCATTGGCTGCACTGTCACCGGAGATAAGGGAAGCGTCTGTGTCACCTTCGCTGTTCTGGTACTTGGAGTGCAAGTCCTTGATGGCCAGCTCTTGCAGATACTTGTCGCCACTCTCCATCGCCTTGTTGAACGACTCGATCTGTGCATCATCGAGATTGGCTTCTGCCCAGGATTCCAGGGCATTCCAGTTCTCTTCGCCGCCAACCAGTTCGTTGCTCCACTCAACAGCCTGTTGGTTAGCCTGCTCAGCAGCAGCCTTGGCTTCCTC